GTCTTATTACACACAGGTTCGGGTGTCCTACAACACGCCTACGTCCTGCTCTCCGAGCATCAGATCTCCTGCCGTACTACAGGTCATCGTGTGGGATAGCTCCCCAGCGGGTTTCCCCCCTGGTTCTACCCAACTTCACGAAGAAACTGTTTTCCGGTTAGTTTCGGATCAACCGCTGTCGCTTGTCTCGGCAACACCACGCTGGCCTACTAGGGCTACAGAGCACTCCGCCACCCCCCCTCCTGAAACTCAAGGAGGATTAATGCAATGTCTTGCACAGGGTACTTGCGGCCTGAGAGTTATACCTCTCCACAGAAGGAAAGGGCTCTGCATCTTTTCGGCGTGGTCCCTACGCGGGTGCCATCATCGACTACACAACAACGGTATCTACCGTCCCCTCCGGTCGCCAACCACGAAAACCATGGCACGACAAGATCACTTCTTCTCGGGTGTAACACCGCCTTTCGGCGGCCCGACGACGTCATCGAACGCTTGGCTCGCCAAGCCGCATGACTCCTCATACGTCGGGGGGAGCTCGCATTCCCTACCTATCATCCACTGGTCGCCCAGTAGAAGATCAGGGACAGCGAACTCCCGCACACCCACCTTCCTTGGTTGACGGAAAGCATCACTCTCTTGCTTCCCGCGACCGGTTTCACCAAGCCTCCGCCCAGCCCACTGGCTGGCCCGAGCGTCCCGGGTAAAAACTGGCCCACACAAAGGTTCCCTCCGACGAATGGATGACATAGCCATACAGTAGCGTATGCCATGTCGCCAGCGACTCTCTTGATAGTTCTTCGTAAACTTCCAAGATACAGTCTCTAGCGACGCCATTCGTCGGAACTCTTCCGTCACCTGATCCTCAGGCACCCGAGTGAATTCCTCCCGATCCAACACAACGTTGTGACCGGTAGGCGGCTCAGGCGCGACAACAACATCAGGGTGAAAGACGGAGAGTTTAAAGAGTCGTCCAAGTCTGAGCGCGAGAGTCCCACGAAAGCCAATCTCATGGAGAGTCAATCTAGTTGACCGCAAGAGCCGTAGCTTCGAACGGAACCAGATCAACCCAGCACGAAACCGCTGGCCGTTGGTTGTCCCACGCACAAACGAGGAAAACTCAGAGCCAAGAGAGTTCACGAACTCAGACTCCCGTAGACGTCCGAAACGTAACGTTGGAATCACCTGAAGGTGGCCCCCAACGAAACGTAGCAGAGTACTGTTCAAGGAACCGTACTCATCGTCCACAGAAGTCTTTGTCCGCTCGACCTCAAGACCCAAACTCCCCACCAAACCCATCCAAGTGTCAGACGATGGTAAATCGCTCTGAAAAAGGATGTCATCGCCGTTGATCAGACATGGAATACCAATCACCTCCTTCCAGCTAAGCCCGTGATCTCGCATCGCATAAAGAAATGCAATACGATTTTTGCAAGCAAAGGAGAGGAAACGAAAGGTATGAACCCATCATCTGGCCTATGGACGGCCGTCCCAAATCGTGTCGCGTCTTACCGCCATGACCATTGTTCTCCATCCAATACAGATTGGGACGAAGAATGGCCAAGGCTCGGTCGCGAACCGAAAGAGGGATGACAGAAGAGGTGGAGAAAAGGGTATTCAAGATCACTTCAGCTACCTCGATCGACAGATTGTCTGTCGCCGAAGCGTAGTCACCAGAAGTGAGAACACCCCCTCTCTCCGACGAGAACCCCGCATGTTTCAGCGCCTCGTTGCTGACGTCTCCTCGCATCAACCACTTCTTCCGACTCAGTACATCATACAGAGTCTTGTGGAGTGGGCGAAGAAGGAGCTCGTCAGCAGAAAATTTCGTCAATGGACGAGGCTTACCCGCAGACTGGACCACGATAAGTTCGGCCTCAGGATGATCACGAGGGTGCTGAGAACCGACCAAGGCTTCCTGAAGATAGGAATCATGGTCGATTTCAGAACCCAAGCAACCACCCTGAGATCGAGGCTTTTCGATCGTGGAAGAGAGCGGCGGCGAGGTAGAGAGAACCCGATCTTCGTAGCCAAGATCCCAGCCTTTCGGATAAAGGCGTCGAACTTGACGAGCTACGAAGTCCAGGTAACCAGTCGGGAGTGCGCGTCTAGGCTGACGCACCCCCCTCACGAGCTTCTCCAGTAACGGGCGCTCCATGCAAGAACATGACGCGGGCAATCCTTTTTTAATGGATTGCCACGCCATAATCTCGGCATGGACGTTACTCGGACACGAACCTAGAAGCTCCTTCACCTGACGGGATATCTCAAGGCAATCCCCGGTGGGTTCGAAGGTGGGGGCGGGACGTCCGTAGACGTACCCCCAGTCGTTGAGAGCGCGACGGACATACTGTGATGTCCGGGCTCGATACGCGCGACAAGGTCGCGGGGCAGCATGGTGACTAACCTTCTTTCTTGTGAAGGACGAAACCATGAGGCCGACTAATACAATGATCGTGAATTCGATTATTG